TGAACTTGTGACCCCACGCTTATCAAGCGTGTGCTCTAACCAACTGAGCTACATAGCCGTAAACTGTGCGCGCATTATCTTAGCTTCTTAACCGCGCGTCAAGAAAAATTTTCAATAAAATGAGGTGAAGTGAGCCTATAAGCCGGGTTCTGTCGAGGATGGTCATTCCTCTAGGCGTACAATCACTCATACGCTCAAGCGACCTACCCGAATCCAGTACGGGCCGCACCTAGGATTCCTATTTGGTCTTGCTTCTGGTGGGGTTTGCCATGCCGTGAACTGTTACCAGACACGCGGTGCGCTCTTACCGCACCCTTTCACCCTTACCTCACGAATGAGGCGGTCTACTCTCTGCTGCACTTTCCGTCGGCTTTCACCGCCCAGGCGTTACCTGGCACCCTGCCCTATGAAGCCCGGACTTTCCTCTCCTGCTTCAGTCACGGAGACCTCCACAGCAGCGACCATCCGGCTCACTTCGAGGGCGCATATTAACAAATTTATTGACTAATTGCTTGTGCTTTTTTGAGCAATTAATCTTTTATATTTGTCGAGTAACTGTTCTTCCGTTTCCTCATGCTGCGGATCTTTTGGAATACAGTCTACTGGACAAAATAATTGGCACTGTGGCTGGTCATGGTGACCAACGCACTCTGTACATAAATCCGGATTGATTTCATAAATCACTTCGCCCATAAAGATCGCTTCATTAGGGCAAACTGGTTCACAAACATCGCAGTTTATGCATTCATCAGTGATATATAACGACACGTTACCAACCTTGTTGATGTTTACGTTCAAAGGCTTCAACCACAGCTTGCGGAACAAACTTGGTTACATCTCCTTTTAAACGAGCAATTTCTCGAATTAATGTCGAAGAAATAAAAGAATACTGTTCAGAAGGTGTTAAAAACACCGCCTCGAAATGTGGATCAAGCTGACGGTTCATATTGGCCAGTTGAAATTCATATTCAAAGTCAGAAACTGCTCTTAAACCACGAAGTACTGCTGTGGCCTTTTGTTCTTTAAAAAAGTTAACCAACAAACCATCAAAACCTACAAACTCAACATTTGATAGATGGCCTAATGATGATTGCGCCAGTGCGACTCTTTCTTCTAAGCTGAACAAAGGGTTTTTATGATGTCCAATTGCAATCGCTACTACAACTTCATCAAACATTCTTGATGCTCTAGTAACTAAATCAACGTGCCCATTCGTGATAGGGTCAAATGTTCCAGGATAAATTACACGCGTTTTAGACATCCGCTAGTACTCTAATTGTATTGTGCGCCTATTTTAGCAAAAGTTATACATGAGACGAAATATTGATATGTGGGAAAAAACTTCACCTTGGCATCAGTTTACGGCACAATAGGGACAATTGTGGAAGTTTGAATTATGGCGAAAGCAACAGTAGTAAAGAATAATAAGTGTGGATGTTTATTTTAATTCTCTATAGTTCCTTTTTTAACGCTAAGTTTTTGAATTATAAAAGTTGATGTTCTTATTAGTTCCTTATAGTTTGTTTACATCCTCCAAAAAAACGGGTAATAATGCGGGTAACGAACTAATTACTCTTACCTCATGGCCTCTGTAAAACTTTCCGACCTAAAGATTAAAGCACTGAAACCTAAAGAAAAAGTCTACAGAATATTGGATGCAGATAGACTTTACATAGAAGTTCGTCCTTCAGGTGCTAAAGTTTGGCGGTTTAAGTTTGTTTTTAATGGTAAAGAATCTTCTATGAGTCTTGGCGAATACCCGGCTATTACTTTGGCAGACGCTAGAATCTTGAAGGATGAAATGCGAGCAAAATTAGCCAAAGGCATACACCCAGTAGAAGATAGACAAAATAATAAGGCCAAGGCATTAGAAGAAGGAAAAAATACATTCAATGCTATTGCAGCCGAATTTAAAGAAAAACGTATGACGTTGAAGTCTGAAATTTATCAAGAGAAGTTCGATACTGCTTTAGAAAAAGATATATGCCCAGTTATTGGCAAAAAAAATATTAAAGATGTGACTGCGGCTGACGTATTGAAGATTTTAAATAATACGATTAATCGTGTTACTAAAGAAACCAATGGAAAAATGACGGGTGAATCTGCCGCTTTACAAAATCGAAGATTTATTGGTGCAGTAACTCGTTATGCAATTGCTACATTGCGACTAGAGAATGACCCGACTTATGCTGTACGTGATGTTATCAAGCGCCCTCGTGTAAAACATGCAAGAGCTTTAACCAAAGAAGAAAGAAAAAAAGCAAGAACTCAATTGCCTAAATACAATGGAACAGAAACGGTCAAAAATGCTGGCTTCATTCTCTTATATACAATGCTTCGGGCAATCGAAATTAGAAAAATGCAATGGAAATGGGTCGAGTTTGATACACGACTTATTAGATTTCCAGAAGAGGCAATGAAAAAATCCAGAATCCATATTCTCCCTATATCTGACCAGGTTTATGAAGTTCTTAAGCGTCAATATACAATCTCTGGTGATAGCGAATTAGTTTTCCCTGCTATTTTCAGTAAGAAAAATGATGGCATGTTAGCTAAAGAAACGCTGAACAGTATGCTTGAATATATTGGCTTAAAAGGCGTGACCACTCATGATTTTAGGGCTACAGCTTCTACCCTACTATATGAAAAGGGCTATGAGGAAGCGTGGGTAGAAAAACAGCTTGCTCATGCAGAGCAAAATAGAACAAAAGCATCTTACGACCATTCTCAGCACTTAGAGGCTAGACGGAAAATGATGCAAGACTGGGCTGATATTGTAGATAGTTGGAAAGACTAAAAGTTTTGCTTCTTATCAAAGGTCCATCTTTTGCCATTGTAAGTCACGGTGCCATCTAAATTAATCTGCAACTCTTTTAATGAGTAGTCATAGATTTTAAGAACATTCCCGTTCTTATCTAAATCAGCGGGTAGATTGCAAGTATTCTCCATTCTGCCCGCTTCCGAAACCATGATCATGACTTGCGACATCACAAAGCCCTTACACAAATCGAGACATTCACATTACTATTAATAGTGTGAGCTGTGCAACCTGAGAAAAGGAGGCACAGCAATGTGATGAGCGATGCAACTTTGGTACGTTTGCACATAACGACTTTATGCGATCCGGTTATTGATCCAGCCATAAAAGAATTGCTCTTGCTTGGGATTGCGTTCACAGATTTCGATATAGCGCTGACCTTGCATGATATTAAGGACACGGACTAATACCTTTTCACCTTCTTTGCCCCGCTTGGCTAAAAATGTTTTAAGTGCATTTAAAGTAGCTGGACCATAAACCCCATCTACTGATAAGTCAGACCAGCCTGCTTTACCCTGATTGTTTAGCAAATTCAATGCACGCTGCAATATAGGCTTTGCGAATCCAGTACCACAGTTCACACCAGTATCTAATAGTTCTTCGGCCACGACTGGACTAATAGCATTTATTTGGTCGAAACGTGGTGATAACCAATATTGCTTTTTATAAATTGCCTTTGCAGTTTCGAGTGGCAAATCTCGCATGTTGCCCTTAAAACCATTCGCACGTGCAACTGCTTCGGTAATTCCGTATTTTGTTGCGCCACCGCGATCAGCAGGATTATTTACATATCCACCTTCACGCTTAATTAACTCATCAAGATATTGTTCGATGTTCATGATTAGCTACCTTTGCCGCCAATAATAGAAACAAATGCCGCCTTAACTTCAGCAATCACTTCAGACATACTTTTGCCCTTTAGTAATGCAATTGACTGATAAACAATGCCGATTACTAATAACCCAAAGACTGCGAAAATCAGCATGATGAAGCCTTGGAACATTGTTGAGTGATTAAGATACTCAAAGTGCTCAATGAATGCTGACCCCCCATATAAACTTACCGTCACGCTACAGACGAATTTTGTGATAACTCCCATTGAAACTTTGATTTTTCCGTCTTTATCAATATCCCCACTTAAAACAAGTGCAAGAATTGCCCCGATCACAGCTGGAAAGATTTTTAAAACCCATGGAATTGCATTTTCTTGCATATGAACCTCTAAAATTATTGGCAATAAAAAAGCCCTAACTTATTTAAAGCTAGGGCTTGTGGTGGTTTGTTGGGTGTTGCTAACAGAATGTTAGTGTACTGGATATCTGTACTGTAGTAAGATTCTGCTGGTGTATCTTGTCAGTCAACTTTTTTATGAGCTCTAAAATCATATTAAGCATTGTTTTTATAACATTTTTAACAGGTTGTAAGCTAAGCCTAGATGAAGAAAATAAAGATCTTGTTGATCCTAAATACTATTCCAGTACATCACAGATTGATTCACAAACCTTTCTTCTGCTACACCCATATAAAGCTGTAATTAATATCGGCGAAGATTATACGCGCAGCCCTATCCTAGGAATTAGCCGCACAAGCAAACAGGTTATAGTGAAAACAAAACTAGATGTAAAAAATATAGATATTATTTTCGATGAAAAAATTCATCTCACACCAAATATAATAAAAAAAGATAATGATATTTACACTTTAGATTCATTTGATGAAATTAAATCCAATTTAATAAGGTCAAAAAAATTCACTATAGAGTTAAATAAGAAGTCTGATTACAAATCATATTATCAGGTGTCAAACATCAATGGCTATTAAGATGCTTAAATCCCATAATTTTTTTAATATAAAGTATTCATTAATAGTTGGCGCTTCAATTACCCTACAATTGTTGGCATACATACTTTACTATGTAACTGATAGTTATATATTTTTAGGCATGTATTTCTTAGCCATAATCCCAAACCTTATATTGTTGTTTAGATATAAATTAAGCAAATCATTCATTGCTATTATATCCATTTTATTACTGTTTTTTATGGCAGCAAGCTACATGTCGCAGACATATCCGCTTGTAATCAACCTATATAATATAATTTATGGCATTAATTCACTTATAGCGGCATTCTTACTGTATAAAAACAATGAACCAGAAAAGTACATTAAAATTGTTTTCTGGTTCTTAACTGCAATCATCTATTATCATATTTTTAAGTTCGGCTTATCTAACCCCGACTTGTATAACGAGGTATTTGCAAAATCTAGTAGGAACTATGTTAGTGCATCTTATGTAATTATTTTGTGTCTATTAGCTCTATGTTATGAGAAGAAAAAAGAGACAGTTCCCTTAATATATGCTTTGCTTACTACCATCGCATGTGTTTTTTTGTTCGGACGAAGTGGAATCGCTTTATCTTTTTTAATCACTCTATTTGTACTAATACGACAAAAAAATTACTACCTAATTGGCATATCTACAGCCGTATTAGCAATAGTACTTTTAGCAAATCTCTCCCTTATAGAAAACTTTGTTTTTGAAAAGACGAACTTCTCAACAGGACTTGAAAGTGAACGTTCTATTTTCTTAAATGAATATTTAAATCATATTACTTATTCAACTTACGATCTTTTCTTCGGAAGAAGCATTAACCACTGTTGTACATGGATCACCATGTTTAATGGGAATCCACACAATTCATTTATTATGGGTCATATTAGATATGGGTTATTACACACCTTATTTACTTTAGCCATTCTTATTTACATAATTTCATCCAAGAATCTGACTCTTATATTTTTTGGACTAATTATTTTGAGCAGGTTTTTTACAGATCAGCTCGGACTTTTTACAGGTTTTGATATAGCACTGTATTTCCTATTATTTTTAGTATATCAATACAAAAAATATAATAGATAGGATAGAAAAAGCAGAGTAAGCTATCTTTCTCTGCTTTTTTATATCAAACTACCACTAAAAACCGATATTCCAAACCATTCCCAGCCACACTATGCTGCACACAGAGCCAACCATCTGCATCTATATATCCACGTAAGTGAGAATTTGTAATTGCTCCACTTTGATATAAATACCACAAAATGGTGGGATTCGCTGAATCAGTTGAAATTGCTGTTTTTGCTATCCGGTTGGGTTTTGGATTAGCAATAGTATTAGGAGTTCCCTCAGTAAGCACAAAAGCATTGCTGTAATAACGATCTGAATATGTTGGATTCACTGCATTTGCAGATAGCAATTCAACCGCAGAAGACTGGCCGAGCCAGCAAAGCCGTTTGAATACTGTATTACTAATTGCAATTGTATGAGCAATGATTCCAGCATTATCACTATAAGCAGCGTCCACTACCTTTGCTGCAAACTTACTATCAAGTTGTCCCGCGAAGCCATCTCGAGCAAACTCAGGTGAGAATTCACATCCAGAATATTCAACTGATGAGGTCCCTTGATACTTTACTTTATTTGTAAGTCTATAGTTTGCCTTATCAGCAGTAGATAGATTAACTAATGATTCTTTCCAGTTGTATCCTGTAAAGCTAAATGTGCTGCCAGCTTGAACCCATACTTTGTAAGTTGGTGCTGGAACAGCAGTTGAGTGATAACTACGCCCTTTCGCCGAGCCGCCATCGGTATTATTAAGATAGAACTCAATACCTTTGTGCCTCTCTACGGCAAATGTACCACTAACAGACTTACAGAATGATAAATCGTAAGCAATACCGCCATTTGCCAAGCCTGCACCAACCCCATCACAAGCACAGTTAAGATCAGAATAACTTAGCCCATAAAAATCATAGCCATGTTCTTTTGCCATGTCGACATATAGTGGCCCACCAAAGTTTGATGTTCCACCACGGATTGCGATCCCTTTCTTACCCTGATATGAACGTATAAACCCCAAACGCGTCATCCAGCAATCATTTGTATAAATGTTTTGTGCATGTCCAACAGCTTGAATATTTCCTCGATAACCTTGGACAGAATTTTGTGCGAAATATCCATAACCAACATCTAAATCAGTTCGACTTAATGTGAACCCTGAAGTTTTCTCCCCGTAAACGTACTGTGATCCAGATGTCTTTGCAGATGTAAATATAACTGCATCAACATCACCACCATAGTAACCAGGACCGACTGTATTTTGTGTAGTCTTTATAAGTTCAACATCATAAATACTATTACCATTACCACCAATTAAAGCTGGTAAACGAGCAGAAAATCCATCTATTTGTGTCAATACAATAGGGTTTGTTGTGTAGTAGCGACCCGGCATAACCCTTGCAGTTTTAGGATAATAATCAGTATTTGATTTTACAGAAGCTTTATAAATTGCTTGCTGAATCGCAGCACATGACCATACAGCTGTAGGATCATCTGACATCTTTACAAGACCGTATGCCTCCGCATAAATATCTTGTTTATTATTTAAACGCACCCAAATGCCATTGCCACTATTTCTTGGCAAATAATAAGTATTGAAAGTTGCTAATGGAGGTATAGCAATAAGAGGGTCTATGAAATAACCTCCATCATGCAGAGATTTGCTCAAAGTTGCTGACCATTTGAAGTAATCACCTCCCCTATCTTTTCCTTCATGAAAGGATAATACCTGTACGACCTGACCATTATCTCTTGGATTTAAGTTGATTAGGTCAGAAATAGATTCAACCTTTTGAATTGTTTTATTATTGATTAATTTCTGCGTTTCAATACCATCTTTCACATTATCAGCATCTTGATATGCCTTCACCCAAGATGTAGTTAATGCATCGTAACGATAGTTACCCAGATCTTTTACATAGATTGTGCGCCCATCCCATACATTTGAAATAGCATTCAGCCCTTCCAAACTATCAACATGCGTAACTGCTAATGCATTAATTGTCCCTTCATTGATTGCTTCATCAATCATAGAGAGGAACATATCTTTTAGAATTTGGTCGCCCTTAATGCGATCAGCAATTTCTTTTGAAAGATCATTAACAAGCTGCTCAATGTCATTTGTATTTTGATCTACATTTTCTTGTAAATTGCCAAGCCATTCATCAATCGTATTTATTTGATTTTGTAGATTGTCATCACCTGCAATACGGTCAGAAATCTCTTTAACTAAAGCGAGCCAAATAACCTGATCACGATAACCAAGTTCTTGAAGCTTCCACCAGATTAAATCAAAGTCTTTGTTTACAGCAGAAGGGCGAAATGAGTTGTCATAAAGTTGGTAATTAGTGGTGCGCTGAAATGGCGTATTTCTTTCCAAATTAACGACCACACCATTTAGAGGTGCTACATTAAAGGTGACAGTATCATTAGCCAATGTCCATGAACCTACAGGCGCTTCTTCACCATTAAGGGTGACAATTAAATACTCTGCTTTATCACAATTAAACTCTAATGGAAAAGCAGTTGTTGTTCCATTCGCGATATATTCTTTTGATGGCGTTTGAACTGGCACTGACATAGCCTACCCCTAATTTTCGAAATCTAAGGCGGCCTCATGTACGCCACCGTTTGTTCTCCAATTAGGCGTTTCTTCATAGTCTGTTTGGTTGAGTGATTTTCCAACTCTTTCAGGAGCTTCTACGATTGCACCTGCTAATGAGTCTAAATAGTCATCCGGTTGATCAGTAATGGCTGGGTTAAATTCTCGCATTTGTTTTACTTGTGCTGAATCTTCACCGTTCTCATCTTCAAGTACAGATACATGTGCCCATAGCAGGCCAGAAATTAAAGGCCCTTCAATACCATCTAAAATGCGTTTATTTTTAGATTTAGTTGAATGCTGTTCTGTTACACCACAACGTATTCCACGAGTCTTTAGAGCAGCTTTTAACGCTGCTGGTGCAAAGTTACCGATACCATTTGTCTCAATAGTGACTTTAGATAAATGGAATTCCTTGATGATGTTGCATAGCTGCCAAACCTGACCGCCTATCACACGTCCATCAGCATCGGTTTCAATTACTTCGCCCTTAAGTGCAATCGATCTATGCCAATATTTATTACCTATATCATCATGGAAGACTAATGCAGTTGATGAAATATCTGACTTAAGCTTTCCTGATGATGGATCCCAGCGGAATGTTGCACCAACAATTTGACGCTCACCAATCATAAACATGGTGGTTCTATTGGCTCGTTTAAGAACTGGTTCACAGTTATAAGCTATGATCTTATCTGGGTCTAAACGCACATCACCAATAGGCTTAGCGTGCATTTGATATTGAGAGTCCCACTCGTTAAGGGTTTTACATTCCTCTCGGCGTGATGCCATTTCTTCCGCATCAAAACGTTCTGCCCAAATTCCTTCTGAATAGAAATCAGCCACATAATGATCATTAGCCAAGGTCACTTCATAGAGATCATTTACTTTTTTTAGAGTGTAGTCTTGGCCTTTACTAAGGTATTTCGCCCCTTGCCCAATCCCAGCAAAAGCATGTATTGGCTCAAAGTCTAAAAGGTATTTACCGCCCGCTAATGCATTCTCAATGCGCTTTTCATTTTCAAACATTTTGAGCACCAATATATCTACTTTACGTAGCTTTTTAATCTTGTCGTAAAGAGAGTCATGTGAGTGTGGCGTACCGATCCAAAGCTTCTTTGCACCAGGAAAGGCAATGTGAGTTTGTTCAGATAATCTGTAGGTGAGCTTTTCTCGGGCTTCTGGTGATCCCGTTGTTTTTGGTGTTTCAACGTCATCGTTTTGGATGAAGTGAGCGCGGTGACCTGTCACCCCCGACAGAATGCCTTTTGCCAACATGGTTCCATAGCGAACATCTTCCGTGCCAGCTACCCACCAGCGTTCCGTTTCACCTTTTTTTCTTTTGACTTCTGGATTGTCAACACAAAGTGGATGCTTTTCTAAGACTAACTTAGTCCCGTTACTACACTTATAGGCATCATCATCTGTAGTACCTTGGTGGAGTATTTGCGTTTCAGGCCAACAGTAAATAACCCATGCATTGAAAACATCAAGAATTGTAGATTTTGAATGCCCGCGCGGCATCATGAGCAGTGCGGTACGGCCCTTTATATAGAAGTTTTCTAGGAAAATACAAACAAGGGCATGGAAGTCTGGAACCTTCCAACCCTGTATATCTGCCCAAATTAAAAAGAAAGCTAGAAAGCTGATTTTTGGTTTAGTCATCAGCTCATCCGTTGTCTAAGTTTTTCCGCTTCTGCTTCTGCTTTTTTAATTAGATTTTGTTCATGTTTCTTTTGCGTGTCCTCGTCTTTACTTGCTGGTGGCAATGTTCCTCTGCGATATGCCAATACTTGCTCAACTTTTGTGATAGCTGAGGCGCATTGGTTCAGTCCCTTATAGAGCCATACTTTATTGCCACGATCCTCAGGTGTTTCAAAACCACATTCACTTGCTGCATATGCAATTTGAATAAGGTCATCAGTCATTTTCTCAGTGAGTTCTTCTAACTCTTTTGTTTGATCATCACGCATAAAAAAGCCCTCGCATATAGTTCATATATACAAGGGCTTATGTAGTGGTATGTTGGGCGGTTTACTGGACTACCCGTTCAAAGTCAGGTGCACGAATATCGGTAACATCATCACCCCAGAAACGCTCGCGGTCTTGTTGTCGTTCTGCTTTACGCAAAGCCTTCTCACGATAGCCGGGTGCAATAGTGTCTTGAACTTCATCAAAGAACATTCGGTTAATTGCCGCTTTTGTATACCATAAGTTTTGCGCGGGTATTTTGCCTTTCACAAATTTGAAAGCTTCATTGCCGAAATTGGTGTCCTTGCCCTCATTGTACTGAGTTAAATTACCAACCGTTAAGCCTAATAGAGCAGTGAAATCACTACCAAGTGGGCCAGAAACAAACGAGTTCGCATCGCGACCAGAAGTGTCAGTACCAGCAACAAGAATGTCGCCGAGTACAGGCAAGCCACCACCAGCAACTAGTGAGCGCATAAAGAAGCTTGTAGCCTTTTTAGGATCATTACTATCATAAATTGTTTGTGGGTCGTTACCATTTAGGATTTCACGTAGTTGTACGACCAAACCACCTAGCAACGTCATACTGACCATAAGTGGTATTGCATATGCTGCCTTACCTTTTAAGCCTTCTTGGGCCATTGTGCGGCTACCTTGTCGCATCAAGAACGAAGCCGAGAATGATTTAAATTGCATTAAGCCTTTAAATACTTCACCTGTGATAGTCCCTTTCGCGCCTACTGTCATCCATGTGCGTTCACGAAGCCCTGCCTCAATCACAGCCATGCCCTGCTCATCAAGTAAATGTGCTTGAAGTTGTGAGGCAACTTGATCTTTAATTTTTTTGGCTAATTCTGTTTTTTCGGCATCTATTCCTGAATAAATTCTGTCAATTACAAGTTGTCTTTTCTGTTGTCTTTCATTGACCTTGCTTTGATATTGGCTGAACTCTTCATCTAATTGAGTTACTTTTTTATCTAATTCTTTGAACTTAGATTTAATAGCCTTATTTGCTTCACTATCTGCTTTTCGCATTTTCGCGCGAAGCTCTACCATTCTTCTTTCTGCGTTACCTAACCGATAGCCTAATGATTCAGCATTATTGCCATACTGCCGAGCATTTCGCTCGACATTTCGCCTAGTATCTTGGGCCGCCTTATCTGAATGTCGGCCCTCTTCAACTTGTTGTAAAAATGATTGAATACGATTCGATTGTTTCTCAGTTTGAAGATATGTATTGATATCCGCTTGTGCTGCTGCAACTTCTTTCTGAGCATCAATTAAATCAATGCGGTCTTGTAGTGCTTGTTTCTCTGCCTGTGCTTTACTGTCCTTGCGGTTAGCATATTCAGAAAGGCGTTTTGATAATTGGCTTTTAAGGTCATCAGTACGTTGAGCTTTATTAGCTATACGTTGATCATCAATAGCATTGGCATCATTCAATGATTTGATTTGGTTATTAATATCATCCATTAAATTTTTAACGTCGCCATCCATTGTGGCCAGTAATTTTTCATCTGGAATTTCATAGATAGAACGAGCTGACATGAGTTGATTGCCTTTGCGGTCCACGACTGGTTCAGCCAATTGAAATACCTGCCATGCTCGCTCATCTAAGCCCGTATTTGAAAGTAATTCACGATCTTGTACATCAAGGTCATTCCAAGCTTTAGAGCGGCTTAAACGGCCGTATTTCTCCATTAGCAACTTAGTGAACCCAACTTTTGAGGCCGATGTAAGTGCATTAAGGAATGATACCCGCATAACTTGAGTAGCAACCCCGCTTGATATACGAGCTAATTTTTCAGATTTACCATAAGTTGATGTAAGCCCATCATCTGACCAGCGTGCGATTGACCCTAACATTTCCTCAGTAGCCAATCCTAAACTATGCGCTAGTTCTCGATCTGCTTTATTGGCTGGGTTGAGTTGTCCAATTAATTCGCCGAAAGCTTTACGATAAGACAGATTATGAACACTAGCATTTTTAGCAATAGTTGCTTGATCTGCAATCGATGCAATTGTGGTGCCGCCTAGCATAGATGCAACATTCATTGACCGATAAGCAAGGCCAAGATTTGCTAAAACTTGTGATTGTGGAGTATTGCCCCCGCTAAATTCATCAAACATTACCTGTGCACGCTTGCGACTACTTTGGGTTTTGTTCTCATCAATCCCTTTTTCCCAGTCTTTTTTAGCTGCAGCATCCATCAAAATTTTTAAAGCTGTTTTTGGATTGCTACCTAAGTTCTCAACCATAGCAATATCTTTCGATAAGCCATTAATATGAGCTTCGACCAAGTCTACAAACTGCATGCCGCCGAACTCAGATTGATATTCAAGCCATGATTCAGCATCTTTGAAATGTAAAACACGACTTTCACTATGACGGTTCGTTACTTTTGATGTACCGCCACCTGTAGCTTGTCGGCCAACTTCTATTTTATTTGCACCGTCACTTGATAGCGTGTCATAGGTATATTCAAGCAATGAGCGTATTTCTTGCTGTGAGTAGTAATCACCGTTCTCGTGTACATATTGGCGCGTGTCGATTAGTGATTCAGCTTTGTTTACCCACGCTTCTTTTCCTGCCTTAGCAATCTTTTCTAGGTTATGCGTTTGTGGCAATCCCCAATTGTCTAGCTTTCCAATGTCGCCACCGTTCCGGTTAAATCGGTCACGCATGGTTTCGAAAACATCGCCCATCTTGTCACTGATCTTTTTAGCTAATGCATCGCCAGTGTTTTCACCAAAGCGCTCACGAACAATTTTTTGCACTAACTCTTGATCTGTGAAGATGCCTAAACCGCCTTTAATGTTCGTGTAGAAATCCACTAACTCACCTCGATAAATTGAGGCAATGCCACGTGCTTTAGAGTCGATTGACTGAATGCCTGACATATCACCATGAGCCGCAACCATACGGTCTATGACTTCCATAGACGACAATTTGCCATGGTCTAAGGCTGCAATGTTTTGGGATTGCTTAAGGATGTCTTGAGCAGCAATTTTATGCTTGCGCTTCAATTGTTCTTGAATATCGATAGCAACCTGCTTAGATGCCTCAGTTAATTTTTCTGCATCAGAAAGGTTACGCCATGTATCACGATCTTTTTTAGCCAAAGACTTCATTGCATCTTTAATGCGGTTTTCAATGTCGGTTGCTTCTTGAGCTGTAAGGGATTGCTTGCCTAGTGCTTTAGCTACCGCTTGTTTGCATTGTTCTTTCATTTTTTATGCTGCTCCAAATTGTAAAGCACAGTTCAAGGCAGTTTGTGCTGCTAAAATATCTTGCTCAGATTGCTTAATTTCTGCTTCAAGTTCGGCGTGATAGTCACGTAATGTCATGGTGAATTCTTCTGGCTCACCCATTGAATTAATACGGCTTACTGCAATCGGTTGATCTGGATTTGAGAAAATCACATCAAGCGCGGCTTTTTCTTCTGGTGTTTCGCCAAACAATGAGCCTTGTCGCGGGTCGCCCATGTTTTCAATGGCCTGAATCTCAGAGTTAATGGATTCACTAATCGCCTTTGCGCTCTTGCGGTTATTATCAAACACCTCAAGAAATCTTCTTGCTCCATCACTTAATCCATCATCAATAAGTTGGCCTTGATTTAAATAGTCGCGAACCTGTAAGCCATTTGCTTTTAAGTCTGTAAGCTTTTGTGCAGCTTGCGCCAAGTCTTGAGAAATAGTGTTCTCAAAGCGTCCACCTTGCTTCACTAAATCATTAAGCTGAGAAAGTTGCGGTGCCGCACGGAGTAAGGCGTTTAGAACGTTTTTACTATCATCATCTAAGTTTTCAGATAGACGAGTTACTAGGTTAGAATCGCCATAGGCACGCTGTACGATTGCCGATTCAATTCGGCGTTTACCTTCTTGGGATAAGCGACCATCACTTGTGATAACTGATCCGCGCTCAGACTGTGGCAATTGGTCTACAAAACTACGGACATAATCCATAGAGCCATCAATATTGATTGAACCATCATTATTGATTTTTAGTAGTGTTGAGTCTGGTAGACGATCAACATCACTCATAGCGCGCTCAGTTGCGCTGAATTGCGCCACATCGCTTTCGTTAGCTAAACGAGAGAAAGCTACACGGTCAACATCACTAAGACGTGTACGCACTAAAACAGGCTGATTTAAACCTGATATATCCATGCCTCTGCTATTCGCCCAATTCTGAACAAATTCACGGTATGCATCTGCTCGGCCATTATCATAAGCGCGGCCAATTGCTAACGTACGCCCATTACCTGATTCGACAACATTGTCGGGGCCAATGATTGGTGCACCGTTTGACAACATTGGAGATTCGCCCAATAACTCAGGCTTTAAGTCGTCAGCTATACGTTCAATTTGCTGGCGCGATGCTTCACGGGTTCGGTCACGTGGCTGTAGTTCACTTGGGTAAAGCGGATTTACACCGTATAAACGGTCATTCGATGCAATTAAATCGGCCCAGTCTTTCACTTCATAAGCGAAATCATAGCTTGAGCCATCCATCCCATAAGCTGTGCTTGTTTCACCGCCATAGCGTGAGCTTAGCTGGTTCCATTTGTTGCGCCATTTATTAATAGCTTCGCCTACTGTCATCCCCGACATACCGTTATTTTTAACGATAGCATCAGCATTTTTAGAATCGTACGAACGCACTACATCAATTAATGGACGGCTAGGATCAGCTTTTAGAACTTTGACAGCTCCTCCTGGTCCAAGTAAGTGCCCAAGATATTGCTCATGTGCAACTGGATCACGGCCTAAGTTTTTACGTATGTAGTTATTGGCCTGCTTAATGTGCTTTAAGCCGATACGTATTTGCTCATCAACATTGTTGCGGTCTTTACCGCCTAAGTTTTTCCAAGAGTCATCTAAGACTTGGAAAAGGCCATAAGCGCTTGATGTCGGGTTTTGCGCTGTATGATTAAATTTGCCACCTGTTTCGATATGACTTATCGTCAAAGCAACACTAGGGTCTATACCGTCTTGTTTCGCGCGTAGTGCGATTTGTTTAGCATTTGTAGGTAGTGAGCTAGTTGCATAATCAATCGTGTTTCTACGCGGCTCTCCTTGCACTGTATTAGGCACACTAACTGGCTGGCCTTTTAAGATTTGTTCCGTAGCAGCATCTAGGTTTTGATAGTGCTTGTTTTGCTGAACTGGATCTGTAGTTTGAACAGGCAAAGTTGTGTCTTCAAACTCAAAGCTATTTTTGACCAGAGCATCATTTAACACATCATTACTGGTTTCAAAATCATCTGAATTAAGCTGGTTAATTTCAGCGTCAACGTCTTGGTCTAGTTGATTTTGTCTTGAACCTAAGTAACGTGCACCGCCAAACATTAATGAGTTAATAAGTAAGTCAGTAGCCACAGATTCGCCTGTAACTTCATATTGCTTAGCCTGCTTATCATAGCCATTAGATTTTAGAAGCTGCTCACTCGCATATTGCATACCAGTGTTTAAGCCAGTAGCGCCACCCACAGATAATGCAGCGTCAGCAACTAAACCACCTGTACCCTTAAAGCCATAACCAATAGGCAAGGCTGTACCAATCGCATCGCCCACAGCATTCACACCAGCCACTTTTAAGGCAGTATTTTCATCTACGCCTTTACGGGTTAAGTCGGTATAGACGTAATTACCAGTTGAACCACCTGTAAGCGTAGCAGCGCCAAGCGTACCACTTGTTGCTACACCCAGCGCACCACGCCAGAGATAATCACCTATACCAACACCAATATTCCCGACAATGCCTGTATTGTCTTTGTCTTCTAGGTCAGCAATAGTTCCATAAACCAGATTGTCGCGGGCCTTTTCACGCTTTGCCTTGAACTCTTCATACGGCTCAATAAATTCGTTTGTTGAAACGTCTTTCAGGCTATAGCTAACACGGTCTACAACGGCATCAATGGGTGCCGAAATTGCATCACCAACTTTGTTAAGGCCAATTGCCATACCGCGAAAAGGTGAAGAGATAGCGCCATCGAAAATACCAACTTCCTTTTGAACAGTTGGCTTGCCAGTAATCCCTTTTCTCTGGAGTTCTTCTACTGACTTCTGCTCATCATCTGCAAATGTGTCATACCAAGTCATTTAGTCACCCCATCCATCGTGATTCTCCAGATAGCATTTTTAACTACCAATTGCTGCCCTCGCTCGTTAATCAGGTCGTATTGAATTGCACCTGTACTTGACGGCTTGCCTTGGCGTAAGCGGAACTCTTTTAAATTATTGACACTAATTCCAGTTTGCTTGGAGATAGTTTGATAGCCCTTTTCAAGTTGAGCTTCAAAAGCATCATCAGTGATTCCATAAGGTTTCGTTACTTTCCAATCTGAAACCTTGTCCCCTCTGTAGTTTCTGAATGACGTTGGCTGTGTGTATACCCCACCAGTTGCCAAGTCGAGTGCAACTCCAAGGACTTTTTCATTAGGCTTTTCATCCTTAGAATTGTGGCTTAAACCACGCTCGTTCATGGTATCTGCATATACTGCCTTAAACACTTCATAAGCATTATTAGCATTAGTACCAGTTAATGTCTGGCCCACATATTTGTTAAAAGCCTCTCTCATGTCATCTTCTTTTGGCATGATTAACTGTTTATTTTTTAAAAGTTGAGTACCAATAACAATAGAGTTTGCTAGTTCTCGACCTTCCGTTGATCTATAGCCATTAGCTTTGGCTACGCCTGCCATAACATAGTTTGAGTTACCTCCGCCTAACTGACCCAATGCAGCACCCCAAATTTTTACCCCATCCTTTACGCCTTTGGTTTGGGCAATCATAGAACTAATTAAATTTAGTTTTTGATCTACGGTTGCTTCTTCCCATGCCTGCTTAGCTGCTGGTAACGCTTCATTAGGAATAGGTTTAATTGTTGCATTTGGGTCCTTATCACGCTGTGCTACTTGATAAGAACCAATGGTCACAATGTTTTTGGCAAAGTCACTTGGATTAACTTTTAGTGTTAATGGGTTTACTTCTGGTAGCTCAATACCTTTTTCACGCAATGCCTGAGTTGGGTTTTCCTTAGCGGTTTTAAGCTTGTTATCATAAATGCTTTGATAGGTCGCCAATACCTTATTTTCTGCAACTGCATCAGCGGAAGATGAATTTTTCATATTGGCTTTTCGCTTATTGATCTCAGCCAATTGTTGATCAGTAGATAGTTTCTGGAACCTCAAAAAATCACTAGATTGCTTAGTATAGAAATTATATTCAGTTTCAGAAGGTGTACCTTTAACGGCTTTTTCTACATTAGTTTGATAGGTCAAATCCATCGGACGACCTGTTAAAACATTTTGCTTATACTCATTTAGAACTTTTTCAGCTTCATTAATCCGCTTGTTCTCTTGAACCTGCTGACGTTGTTGCAGTGTAGTGATCTTACTTTGGATTTCAGTCTGAAACTTCTGAACCGCCGACCCATCAATAAACTTATAGTCTTTTAGACCTGTAGCGATTTCTTGAAGTCCTTCAACACTGTTTTGTGCAATTGCCGTTGTGATACGCGAGTTAATATCCGTGATGTCGCGTGTCGTTTCATATTTATTTGTGAGCTCACTTTTCTGAGCTTCTGACAATGGCAAGCCAACAATGTTTTTTAAAAGATATTCTTTGCCTGCTTCACGTTCCATACGTGTTGCCACATCGAAGAACCGATCAGCTAGAACCCCGCCCTTCTGTTCATCTGCACGTAATTGCAAAGGCAAGAATGAAGTACGTTGGCGCGTTACGTTGCTATCCCAGTATTTTTTTAAATCTTCCTGAGCGTGGCCCGGCAAGCTGTTTTGTAGTTCAGAAAACTTAGCATTCGACCAAGTGTTAAGTTCTTCATCGGCTTGCTGTGTAGTGATTACGCCATTACCAAGGCGGTTTTTAATGTCCACAACCTTATCGTTAAAGTCTGTAGATAATGACTCATCAAGCTTTAACTTGCCTTCTTTTTCTGCAAGCTGGTTGTTGTAAAGCTCAAGGTTTTTAGCTGTAACTTCTTGCTGACGTTGTTGATCATCACGCGCTTGTATTGCCCCACCAATAGAACGGCCAATTTCTGACAAACCAGTATTAGGCGTAAACGATTGCATTTGAGCTTGTGGCGCTTCACGTCCACGAGAAATAGGAATACGCATTATTTCCACCCACCATATGCTTGTGCTGCTGTATCAATGATGTTACTAGCCGCCTTCATGCCGTAATTGTTACGTTGTGCCTTGCCTTGTCGGCGTACATCTGCAGCCGCATAACCTGCCTGCATTTGGTTTAATAAGGCGTTGTAAGAAGCATCCGAAATAATCTCATCACTGATTACAACCGGAGCACCTACATTTACATCCAAACCATTTTCAGCAGCTGCAGCCATGGCACTTGATGCGTCTCGCTGCCCTTGTTCTTTAATCTTTTTGCTTTGAACTTTGGAAACGGATTGAATTGTTTTTGCATTACCCTTAGCTGTAGCGTCTGCCATAAGCGCATTTGAGATATTGCCAACGGCTTCAAGGCCCGAAGAAATAGCACCACCTTTGCACATGTCTATTCCCCTTAAAATAATGATGAATAAATGATGATGCTTTGAGCAGTTTTTATTTGCGCATCGACAGCATCATATCCTGATGATTTGAATGATTCTTTTTTTGGCTCTTCTCTAGGTTGGTCATTTGACTTCTGAATCGTTCGTTTCCTTGATGAACGTTCGCTCATCTCAAATGCTTCTCTTGAAGCTGAAAGTGCCCCACACATGCTTAAACCTCCATCTCAAGAACATAGCCAATCAAGTTAAAGCCAAGGCTTTCATAGAGTTTTACTGTTTTATCTGCATGGATGCCTGTCATAGTTCCGATCTGGATACGGTCAGCATTCTTAAGCTGTGCCCACCCAATGAAAGTATTCACTAAAAGCTTGGCAATATTAGATTTACGGTACTCAGGAAGAACATAAACGCCTTGTTCAAAAGCTAGTTTGTGCCCTGTTCGCCAGTCTGTTTCAATAACACCAATGACTGTGCCAACTGGATTTTGATATTCATCTAGGGCTAGGAAAATTGAGTTATGTTTTTTGATTAAATATTCGAATAGATCAGATGCGCTTTGCTCATCAAATCCTTGTTTTGAAAAAATTGGCGATTCTTTAGTGAGACGCTTGCCGAAATCAACAAGCGTATCTAAATCATTTAGGTTTGCTGCCCGTACTTGCATCTCATTTCTCATTAATTGATACCAACATAGAGATACTTTGCATGTGTAAAGGCATAGGTTTGTCGTGTGTTATCTTGACCTCAAGTTCATGTAATGATTGCCAACCAACAAATGAATCGACCACATAACCTGTGTATGGCAAGTTTACGAACGCTGATTGATTGTAATACTTGGTAGATAACTCTTGCCCATTGATATATCCGCCGACTGATGCATTCAGAAAGATAGCCATTTCATGCACTTGAATCTTATGAAACATTGCAGTTGTTGGTACTTGGCTAAAGTCTGGTGGCAATAGGTCGATTTCAGTTTTAAACGGTTGGCCAAGGTGCACTATTTGAGTTAGATCAGTGTTAGATAGATTTATGTTGGTGCCACTTACTGTGTAAGTTGAATAGAAATATCCATCCGCATTATTAAAATTAACCAGTGGATTATCTAAAACCTGAATATCAAGATTTAAAATAGACCCAACGCCATTAGTAACATTGATATCAAATTCACAATCGCTCTGTGCAGACTCACTAAACTCTTCTAAAACTGTAGAGCCATTACGAATAGTCAGCATGAAACACTGATCCTCACCTAAACCAGTTGGTAAGGCACAGATAGATAAAACCTGACCACCAAAATCATGCTGAGACCAAGCATTCATTTCCTGATCACGGTTTAGTGTGATACTTGAGACTGCACCATCACCCATAACAATCCATACAATAGAGTTTGGTGTTTGCTGGAATGTTAATTCTTTTATGCCTGCATGGTTTTCAGGTATGTGTGGGGCAATTTGCGACAATTCAGGCGAGACAAGACCGTCAACTTCATAACGGTATGACATTGCACGTAAACGCTCACCACCACGTTGTACAAATAGAAGCTCGTTACCGACTCGGCAAGGCTTAACATTTGCCTGAACACCATAAGAAGTATGCTCATCAATCTGTGCTGAAGCCGGTGTTAAAGGCCCCTGAGAGTTAATTAAGAACTCGGCACCACCAGTTAATGCAACCACGCCACCACGCTGTGACAGGTGCAAAATATTGTCAGATTGGGCTGAACTTGAAGCAATGCTAAACGCATCTGCGTCTTGAGTTGTCTCTAAGAAGTTGCCATCGTCACCAATCCGGCTAAACCACATCTGATTAGGGCTTGTTTTTGTATTGGCAAATACCAATCGCTGTTTAAAGAAGCATACTGCCTTTGGATAGCCTGCCTCTGCACTAAATGCGATACTTTTTAAAACCCAAGATTTAGCAATTGCCTGCACATCGGATGTAAGTTTTACCAGAACTTCACCATTCACACGGGATGGATCCACATATTCCGTGATTTTGACTTGGCCGCCATTAATTTCAACAATTGAACCAACACTTGCGGGTGTAAAAACGTTTGCTGCTTCGTTAGTTACTTCTTCCCATTCTGGTGTAGTTGCAGAAGGCTCTACCCCCTTATTGTCTGCGGTTGCTCGCCAAGTCTTACTATTGTGAATAACCCGATCACCAGTTAAGTAAGTCTCTGTATTAGACCAGTTTGGGAACGATGAAGCAGTTAAGGAAATAACTTTCCCAACTTCTGTACCGGATGGAGATAAAGCTACGTTTGGAGTGCTGCCTAACTCATCATTAGGGTTCACACCAAAGGTAAAAGCTGCAAATTGCCAGTTCGTAAAGTCAGCAGAACACAGTAAGCGCTGTACAGGTGTATCGCCTTGAACAAAATACATGCGGTATTTAGTATGTGCATACTGCACTTCACGTACTTTTTGAGCCGTGTTGTAAGGTGTCACAGTTTCATAAACAACTGCATACGTTCTTGGGTTGTAAACCTTGAGGAAAGACACACCAAGGATGAGCAAATAGGTGTTTTCTGAGTTTGCAATAAACGGGATTAAACGTAATGCACCTGCAAAAATAGAACGGAACTTTGTGCCCGGTCTTTTCTTTGCCCCACCTTCAACCAAAGGCAATGCATTAAGTAATTTTTTAGCACCGTTTGCGTATTGCTGAATGTCTGTGCGTGTCCAAAGTAACGGGCTTAACTCACCAGAACTCAGATTATTTTTTAGGATCCACTGTCTCATTAGAAGCGCTCCCAATAGTAACTTGATTCTGCGTATTGAACGTCTTGGCTTGGTCGCTCTTGACCATTTATGGTACGTGCTTGCTTAATCAAAAACTGGAATTGTGCTTCTGCAGATTGACCAGCCGCATCACTTCCCGTGATTGGCTTACAAAGCTTAGATGCCATTTTGTACGTCATAGCTTCAACCAACATTGCATCCCAAGTTTGCTCGTTATCGTTGTCAAAAACATATTCAAGGTGAATTACTTCAGTGTCGGCCAAGATATATCGGTTCTCGACTTCATAACGTTCAGTGTTAGCTGAAATAATCAGGACGTAATCACTAGGTAGTGGGAATGCATGAGCATAGCCAAAGCTTGGATATGTAGAGACTGGAGATAAGATTTGCCGTTTTTTGGCGCATGACCAAGGATGCGAACGCAATATGGATAAGCGCGTAGTGTCATAGAGATTACGGCACGTTTGAGCTAATTTTGAGTCTTCCTCAAAACTAGCAATTTGCTGCCCACCGATCATGCTCAATGCGTTATTGCAAATGGTGACTTTTGATACAGACATAAGAAAACCCCGAAGCTTTTTGGATAGTTTCTTCGGGGTTTAAAGGTGTTTTGTTGAGTATAAAAAGCACCCCACCGCCTGCCCTAACAGTGGGGTGAAAGCACTTACACTAAGAAGTCGATAGCAACCACTTTCTTCTCATTGGCACGAGCCGCGCCAAATGAGTGAACGCCACCAACCTGTTTGATATTCTTCTTGTCTGGACGAGTAGAAATATCAAAACCTGTAATGTCTGCATCACCAAAGTGTGCAGCAGTTCCCGCATACATCACTGTACGACGCTCTGTAGCACCGCCAGCCCCATTGTTGAGTTTTTCGTAAGGAATCCACTCAACACCAAGCCAATTCGTTGTTACTTGACCTTCTTGAAGCATCTGAATTTTCAAGTAATCAGCATTGGTGAGAGTAGTATCATTAAGGAAGATTTCCATCATATGTGAATCGTAGATCATATATAATTTTTCCCCATTCTTTTCGTCACACTCATTGGTTCGGAATAGGGTTTTTGCCTTAATGATTTGCTTTTTCAGCGGTCCAAAACTTGAAAGAATGATCTGAGTGTTTGGTAAAGCAACCTGAGAAACAGTTTTAGAACCTGCATCATCTACAGTGGTGCGTGTAACACTACCAATTAGAGATTGGTAAATGATGTCATCTGTCGTACGATTGCGGGCACTAACCAAGTTCTTCATGTACTTGTCATTTGGATGCGCCTTTAACTTTGGAATATCACGGTTCTCAATCGGAATAAATAAATCCCAATCTGACATAAGCGCTGTACGCACGCCAGCGTCTGGAATAGTCCAATTAGTATCACCAAAACGCGCACCAGAAGGTGACATTTCGACTTGACCCATGTCATTTACAGTGAATGATTCACCGACAATTTTTCCACGGTTCACAATTGTTTTAAGTAATCGTGACTCATTTTGCATTGAGGCAACTTCGTACGTGTCATGAAACTGTTGTACAAACGCTGCCGTAATTTTATTTTCATTCGCCATTGGTTAGCCCCCTAGCCGTATGCTTTTTGGTAATAACTTTGAACTTGGGCAGTGACACGTTTGTGGTCGGGATGACTTTCATCCATGTATGCCTCTGATGCGATTAATTCTTGAATGTTCTCGGCACCGCTTTGTTGGGTGTTTTGAGGCGGCATATCTTCTTGTAATGCCTTGCCAAAGTAGGCAGCTAGACGAATACCGAATG